GCTACCTAACTAAGGTGCAGAGTTTCCCTGTGCCTATGGATCATCCTGACACTAGCATCATTCGTCAGAATGCCCTTACAAATGCTGTAAAATGGTCAGGAGGTAACACAGTGGATGTTGAAAACATTATTCGTGTAGCACGACAGTTTGAAGCCTATACCTCTGGACAACTTGATGCAGAGGAACAGGCAGAAGCCAAGAGAGCTATTGATAATGAGTTTGGGGTAGAATAGCATAGCTTGGGCAAGGACGCCCTTATTAGGAGAGAGCATGACAATAGCTTTAGATGCTTGGAAAACATCCTCAACGTGGTGGGTTAATATTTATATAGCTGGCCCTATTGAAATAGGTAAGCAGATTTGCAGGGAAGAGTGTTGGCAGGAAGGGTTATGTGTTAACGTACAGCCCTGTGATTATATTTACACAGGGGGAGAGGAGTCTGGATATTGTGTTGGTCTTGTTAATTACCCACGGTTTCCTCGGGATGGTGCTGACATAACAAATAGAGCTAAGGCGCTGGCTGTAAGACTCATGGAAGGCACCTACCAGCACTCTGTTATGGTGCAAACACCTACAGACACTTATTGGCTAACTAGGCGAGAAGAATGATGTCCGAAAGAATTGTGTGCTGGTTTTCTCATGGAGTGGCTTCTGCTTGTGCTACTAAATTGGTTATTGAGGAGAATACTGCATCTAGTGCCCCAAAAGATTTGGTTGTGGCTACTATCTTTTTGCAGGATGAGCACGAAGACAACGAGCGATTCAGGAAGGAATGTGAGGAGTGGTTTGGGCAGGAAGTAGTGATCCTAACCCGCGAGAAATATAATTCCTCCGTAGATGAAGTTATAAAGCAGACTAGGTACATGTCTGGCACAAAAGGGGCGCGGTGTACTAAGGAGTTAAAGAAGGCTGTTAGGCATTCCTGGCAACAAGATGGTGACATCCATGTGTTTGGAATGACTGTAGAGGAGCAGCACAGAATAGATCAACTTATAGATCAAGAGAATGAGATCAATCTTTGGCCTATTCTGATAGAGAAGGGTATGACTAAGCAGGATTGCTTTGATATGTTTGACTCATCTGGCATAGATAGACCGACAATGTATGTGCTAGGGTACAACAACAACAATTGTAAGGGGTGTTTAAAAGCCACCAGTCCAGGATATTGGAATAAGGTGAGGCAGGATTTCCCAGAAGTATTTCACAAAAGGGCTAAACAAGAGGAGTTGCTAGGAGTATCTCTTATACAAATGTCAGCTAATAGGTTAGCTAATGACTACCCAGAGGTATTCATTAAGATGCTTAGAGACAGCACGGCAGGGAAGTGTAGTGTTAAGATAAGTTCTAAGGGGGTTATACGAGTACCTCTAAGATATTTACCTCAAGATGCTGGGAAACATGAGTCTATGTATGTGCCAGACTGTGGATTTTTCTGCGAACCTGCTTCAGGAATAGAAATAGTATGACAATAGCTTTAGTAGATGGGGACGCAATATGCTTCATAGCTGCTGCCTCAGCAGATGGTAGGGTGTATAAAGTAGGAGGAGAAGAATTTAAATACAAGAAGGATGCTGATGGATATGCCACAGATATGGGTATTGATTTGTCAGAAGTGGTGTTGGAATACCGCCCCGAACCTGAAGAGAATGCCTACCACAATGCCAAGACATTGCTACAGAGGATTGTAGACAATCTAGGCATTAAGAAGGAGAATGTGTGTATAGGCATCAAGCGTAACAAAGACAATTTCCGTTATGCTATTGGCCCTGACTACAAAGCTAATCGCAAGGATGTCAGACGTCCCTTCCACATTGATAATGTCACCAACTACCTTGAGGAACATTGGTGGACGCATGAAATAACAGATGATAGGGAAGTGGATGATTGGCTTGGAGAGTATGCCACAACGCCAGGAATACCTGATAATGATTGTGTTATTGTAACACATGATAAAGACCTAGACATGATTCCTGGGAAGCATTATAGGATAATGCGCACAGGAGAGGACAGGATATATGATGTAAGCCATGCTGAAGCCTATAAGTTCTTCTGTAAGCAAGTGTTGATGGGGGATACAGCAGACAACATTAGGGGGATTAAAGGAATTGGTCCCAAGAAGGCTGATAAGATTATTGACCCTTGTACATCTGATGATGAACTGTGGCACACCATTGCTGAACAATATATCATAGCTACCAAAAGTGCTTGGGAAGATGTGGTGGATGAAAACTATCACGCTGTAATTAGCAGCATAGGAGATGCTATAGATATTAACGCTAGTCTGTTATGGATAAGGAGGTATAATTGGGCAGAGTACGACAACCCACCAAAAGGCGCAATAGCGTTGATAGAACAAGAAATGCAGGGACGATGACCGAAGCAGCCTTTTGGGGCTGGCTACGATCAGGATTGCGTAAACTAAGTATGAGATGGAAACCTTATTATGACACATACAATCAACATAGGCGACCCTCTAAATCAAAAGATAAGCGTTTAAAATATGAATACCAATGTAACAATTGTAAGAGATGGTTCTCAAAGAAAGATTGCTGTGTAGATCACATTACTCCTGTAGGGCCACTACGTAGTTTGGAGGATTTACCTCAGTTTGTTGGTAATATGTTTGTAGAGGAGGGGGGATATCAAGTGCTATGCAATTACAAGCTAGACGAGCAGGATAAACATGGAGAAGTACCTTCTTGCCATTACACTAAGACACAAGAAGAGAGGGCTAATAAAGATAATGACTAAGCATATTTTAATTCCAGACACACAAATAAAGCCTGGAGTGTGTGTTAGTCACCTCAATGCTCTGGGGCATTATCTTGTAGACCAACGCCCTGATGTTATTGTACAGATAGGGGATTGGGCAGATATGCACTCCCTCTCTACGTATGACATGGGAAAGAAAGCTGGAGAAGGAGCTAGATATGAAGACGATATTGCTGCCTCTACAAAAGCTATGGAGGTTCTTATGGAACCTCTTAAACAGTTACAAAAGAAGCAGAGGAAAAACAAAGAGAAGATATATAGACCCGAGCTTATTCTCACCCTCGGGAACCACGAAAATAGAATCAACAGGCACGTCAATGCTTATCCAATATTACACGGAAAGCTGTCTACTGAAGATCTTCGTTTCGAGAAATACGGCTGGGAGGTATTTGATTTTCTTGACGTTGTGGAGAGGGACGGAATCGCCTATTCTCATTACTTTCCACGTAACGCAAACGGACAAATTGTTCAAACAACTAGAGGCGCTCCTAACGCCAGAGTACAGGTGCAAAGGGAGCAACAGTCCTGTAGCTCTGGCCATCTGCAAGGACTTAGTTACCATGTACAACAGCTTAGGAACAGGCGATGCCAAGGGCTGATTGCAGGGAGTTTCTATATGCACGAGGAGGACTATCTAGGGCCACAAGGAACCGCCTATTGGAGAGGTGTGGTAGTGAAACATGAAGTAGAAAATGGACAGTATGACCCTATGTTTGTTAGTATGGACTATTTGTTACGTAGATGGTGGGATGGAAAGGAGAGATGGGTATGAGCTATTATGCTACAGGAAATAACACTACTAAATGTGAAGAAGTGGCAGCAGGCTACTACCTGGAACATAATTCTGCTATTGGTATGTGGCGAATCAATCATGATGAGTTTCTGCCTAAAGAGTTAATGGGCTATAGCCCTCATCCTAGAGTGTTGCGTAGGGACATTCACAACTATTGTCGTAGGAACAAGAAATGAGTAAAGGCAGCAAACAACGACCAACAGATAAGAAGAAGTATGACGAAGGTTGGGACAGGATATTTGGTAAGAAAGATAAGAAGGAGAAGCAGCCATAATTTCTTATAAAGACAAAACCTTCTGCCCCTTTAGTGAGGAGTGCTTTGATGGTGAGGAATGTCATAGAGCACTCACCAAGGAAGTGTTTGAAGGGGCAGATAAAACAGGGCTACCAATATGTCAATATGTAGCTCCTCCTAAAGAATGTTTCAAAAGGAAAACAACATGAATCTAGACGTAGCCAAAGAATTAGCAGACGCCCATTGGAGCTATGTAGAAAATCTTCTACGTGCTCATGGTGTGTGTGATGAAGACATCAAGATAGCCAAGTTTAATTATATTTCTGCATTTGTTCATGGCTGGAAGCATGCTCTGGAAGACTCTCCAGATGTGTACTACCAAGGGGTGATTAA